ACCTCATCTTGGTGGCAGATTTACCTCACTGAATATGACACCTGAACAAAAACGAATATCTATAGCGGAAGCGTGCGGCTGGCGTGGAATCTCCGAACAGTTTCTTGTTGGTTATGCCCCATGGAGGACTGAGCCATACTCAGATCGAGTTAAATCTTGCTCAATTGCTGACCTGGATTCTATCCCGCTTGATCCTTTACCCGACTACTTTAACGATCTCAATGCCATACACGAGGCAGAAAAGGTGCTTACACCATTACAATGGTTTAATTATAGTGCTTTGCTGACCAAGATTGTCGGGCCTAAAGACCAAGAGCATTACGCCGAAGCCTTCGGTAAAACCCTCAATCTCTGGTAAAATATGAGAAACATCAACCTCCCCAAAACAAAAATCTACATCCGCTGTGACGCCTTCGGTGGTCCAGCAGACGAATACGAAACAGCGTGGCTAGTCTCTGTGCGAGCGATGCGTAACCGTCCATTTTGCTTCCAGGCATGGATCGAGAAATATGCCGCTTGCTTCGATAAAATTCCGCCGCAGTGCATCTATTGGTATGAACCAGAAGATGATCACAAGCCGTTGCCACTGCACAAGGTTCAGATGTGGGAGTGCCTCTCCGGTTCCATTGAACTCTGGCGCAAAGACCAACTCTCCGACGTGCCTGTACTGGTGAACATGGGCAAAGGGTTTCCTCCGATGACTGGGCATTATTGGTTCACCATTGACCATCTGCCAGAAGGACAAGCCAGCGGAATCCTTGACGTGGGTGACTCTGAGCTACTTGAAGAGCATAAAGAAGGCAACGTCATCAAACTCTCCAACGGCCAGATTGCCATCTACCCAAATAACCGCATCAAATGGTTACCCGTCTCACTGACTGGTAGAGACGCAGCCTCAACCATCCCCGATTGGAGCGTGGCTACGAACTCTCAATGGGATGAATGGTGGTCTGACTCAGACGAAATCCTTGGTGATGCCAAGTGGGCGTATTGAAAACTTACCAAAACTCCAATGGGACGCTCACCAAAATCACTCATCAACGAAACCTTTGGCAGCTTGATTGTTGTCGGCCTCGTGTCTCGCAACACCCATGGCAACAGCAGATGGTTATGCCAGTGCGAGTGCGGCAACAAGACCGAGGTGTATTACCAAAACCTCACCTCTGGCAGTGTGCAGTCCTGTGGCTGTTTGCCAAAAGGTAGGAAGTCTGGTTCAAAGAATAAAAACAAGCAATGATTATGAATACCGAAACACCAACCGAATGTCCACAATCGCTCCTGGACGCTGCAAAGCAGATCGTTGATGAGCGCGGTAAAGACTACGGCGACAACCAAAAGAGCTTTGAGCGTATTGCCAAGTTCTGGAGCGCCTACAAAAGTGTGGAGATCACTCCCAAGGACGTAGCAGCCATGATGATACTCCTAAAGATTAGCCGATGGGTGACGAGCGATAAACCAGACACGCTGCTTGATATTGTGGGGTATGCGGAGTGTGCCGCGAAACTTAAAAAGGCTGAATGATATAGACGGCGGACCTGATGCCAGACTTTGGGAGGAGAAAGTTAAGCCGGAAAACTTAACATGTAAAAATCCATAGAGTCACTTTTTATCGCAAAAAACAAGCCTGTACGTAGGAGAACTGGCTTCACAAAACGTGTAAAGCTAACATAATAGATAAGAGGGAATGTAAATAAGTGTTGACGTTTTACCGATTTAACGTAGAATGTCTCTAATGAGCACTTGGATTAAACTTCACTCTGGCCTTACTGAATCATCTGTTTGGGAGGAGCCTTACCATGTTCGCATCGTTTGGACTGCTATGATGGCAAAATGCACGCTGTCTGGCGTGGTGTCTGCATCAGAGTCAGCCATACATCGAATGGCTAATGTTACCATAGAGGAGGCTAAAGATGCGCTTCAAGTCCTATCCTCTCCTGATCCAAAGTCAAAAAGCCAAGAGTTTGATGGTCGCAGGATCGAGAGAGTTAATGGCGGCTTCCGTCTTTTGAACTACTTCAATTATCGGGAATCCAAGACGCCAGACGAAAAAGCCAAGTATATGCGCGAATATATGCGAAAGCGCAGGGCTGAGAAAAAAGAACAACTAGGCTGGCGAGAGTCTTACCGCAAAGAAGCTGATGCCGCCATTCTCAAGGAAATACCCATAGATTTCCCAGCAGAGGTTGAAACTGGCATGAACTCCTTTCTTCGCTACCGCTATGGGCTGGCAACCAAGTCGGCTCGCAAGGCTGATTCCGTCAGGCTTACAGAGGAGATGGTCGATGCCCTGTTTGATGCCACTAGATCGGCGTTGGTTAGCCGTGATCCTACTCTGATTGCCGAAAAGCTGAATAGCGCAGCCTTGGCTGGATACCGTTCACCAAACTTCCAAGCCTTGTATGATTGAAATACCTGATGGATTCAGACCAGCGGCAAAACTTAAAGCAAAGCGTGAACTCGCAATTGCTGAAAAGTCTGGTGCTTCCGATCTCCGTAAGCAGAAGATAATTCAGGAAATTTCAGAGCAGGAATGGAAACTGGACCGCTTAGAATGGCGAGACTGGATGGACATGATGAGAGGTAAATTTGCTAGAATACACCCAACCCCACTAGACCGAGTAAATTATGAACGAAGAAACAGAAGATGAATGGGAAGAAAAATGCCGCAAAGAAGTTGCTGTCAGAGATGAGAAAACAAAGATTTTTGGTGTTTTGAGCGACAGGAATTTGCGTGGATACATGACAAACTACGGAATACTTATCAGTATTGATAATGAACATGAGGATTGGTCGAAAGTATTAAGCGCCTCGATTTATGCTGAAAAAGTCAGAGAACTTATTGGTCTTGAGTCGCCTGATTATTCAAGAGATGAAATTCCAGCCACATCCACAATGGATTAAAACAATTACTAGCTAACAAAATCACACCTTGCCACCACCCAAGAAACGCACTAAACTTTCTAACCATATGGAAAAGAAGTTCTCAAAAACAGTCAAGAACCCAGATACAGGCCGTGAGAAGACGGTGAAATACGGTCAAAAAGGCAGCAAAATTGGCCCAATTGGCAGCAAACGAGCCGATGCCTACTGTGCTCGTAGCAACAATATCGCTGGTGATTGGCGCTCTGATTCCAATTCTCCGAACAGCCTGTCTCGCCGCAAATGGGGTTGCCAGGGTGCTAAGAGCGTGAAGAAGAAGTAAACATGAATACTGAAACTTTCTGGATGTTATTTATTCTCGTGTGCATTCTCTTGGTCAAATGCTTGACCGAAATCGGAAAAAATAATCTCAATCTACCATGAAAGACTCCTGCTACAAAAAGGTCAAAGCCAGCTACGATGTATTTCCATCGGCTCGCGCTTCTCAGGCTATTGCCAAGTGCCGCAAAGAAAGTGGCAATGTCCGCAAGACTGAGGCTGGTTCTAATCTAAAACGATGGGAGAAGGAGAACTGGAAAGACCAGCGCACTGGAAAGCCTTGCGGATCAGGTGGCGATAACGAGTATTGCCGTCCAACGAAGCGTGTTTCATCCGATACGCCTAAAACGGCTAGCGAATTGGGGCGCAACAAGGTTCAAACCAAGATGCGCGAGAAAGCCCGTGTTGGCATGGGCGCTAAAGTCAGTGCAGCTAAGTAACAATCAATATGGATGAAATGACCAAATCCCACAAGTGCCGCATCAGGCATGGTGACTATCAGTTTATCAAAGGCAATGTGCTTGATATTGGCTGTGGTCCAGATGCCATCAAACTTGATCCACCATCAACCGTTCGAGGTTGGGACTTGCCAGATGGTGACGCTCAATATCTGACTGGCATTAGTGACAAGTCGTTTGATTGCATAGTAAGTGCTCACTGCATGGAACATGTAAACGATCCAGAAGTTGCTTTGCAAAACTGGAGCCGGGTTCTCAAAGAAGGCGGATATGTGTATATTCTAGTTCCGCTCTACAGTGCATACGAAAAGTTCCGCGACTTCCGATTTGGTAGTTCTCATCAAGCACGCTTCAATCCAGATCATAAGACCTCGTGGGATATTGTCAGTGTAGATAAGCCGATGAACCATGATCACTACGACTACAAGCGTATCGTTCAAATGGGCAAGGATGCTGGATTGCATCTCGTTGATCTACGCATGGAACTGGACGGCTTCTATTGGGATCAGTGGAATAATCCAGACTTCGACTCGACTATGCACGGTGGGCTAGCTCAGTTGTGCATCATTTATCAGAAAATATGACATCACTCCTCCCGGTAGTCCTCAATATTGCGCCTCACGAAAAGCGTCAGGCCGAACGCTTGGTTCAATACGTCAAGCAGCTAGATGGCACTGAGGTAATTACGATGTCGTTTCAAGACCCTCCTGGAATGCGCTATCCAGAAGTCGCTAATTGGGCGTTTAAGCAGTGCGCTAAGGAGATGCGTGGCAAGGCTTTCTTCTGGTTGGAGTGTGACTCTATTCCGACCAAGAAAGGCTGGCTCAAAGAAATCACTGATGAGTATGTGAAGCAGGGTAAGCCGTATCTTTATCCCAAGACTCGCAATCCACCATTTGACAATTTTACTGGCATTGGTGTTCAAGGACCAGACGCATACGAGCAAGCGCCAGATGGTTTTACAACGGGCGGATTTGATGAATGGATTAGCACTAGGTTTGCAGATCAAATTGGACTCACTGATTTGATCCAACACTCATACGGATTCTATGATTCTAAAGGTGACGCAGAGCTTCACGAGTTCCCGCGTGACTTGAGCATCATTCGTGAGAATTCAGTTATATTCCACAAAGATCAACAACAGGGTCTTATCGACCACCTGATGCCTTCCATGAAGCGCGAAGAGATTATTGGCGTGTCTAGCGTTGGCGATTTGGGTGATGCGGTAGTGAGCCTAGCAACACTCAAACACCACGGAGGGAAGTTTGATTATTACGCTCGCGACAACGGTTCAACTAAAGGCTTCGTGGAAAGGCTACCAATTATCAGGCCGCTCATTGAGGCGCAGCCATACATCAACGCCGTCAAAATCTGGAAGCGCGAATCTATCGCATGGGCATCAGAAGGATTCCGCCCAAGCTGGCATGATAAACGGCGTAATCTTGCTACTTGCCATGCTCAACATGCTCTCGATACGCATTTCATCGACACGCTACCGGACATGAGCAAGCAGTGGCTTACGGTTGAGCCAAACAAGAAGTTTAACGACTTCATTATTATCAATCGTAGTCCTCGCTACAATAATCAACATTTCCCTTGGAGGCAGATCGTTGAACACTACGGGAAACTACTTTGCTTCATTGGATTGCCACAGGAGCACGCTGATTTTGAGCATAATTTTGGTAAGGTGCGATATATCATCACCCACGATATGTTGGAAGTGGCGCAGGCAATTGCTGGAAGTGAGTTATTCATCGGAAACCAAAGCTCGTGCATGACCATTGCAGAAGGATTGAAGCATCCTCGAATCCTTGAAGGGTCGCTGCTAATCCCAGATTGCATTTATCCAAAGGCGTACAACGCTCAGTATGTCTTTGATGGAACGGTAACGCTTCCAGCCACAGCTCATATTCCTGCAAAAAGCCTCAAGTCTAACGCCATTCATTGGTCAAACTTCGATACAACGATTGTTCCAAAAGTAGGACGAGGATACGGATGGATTTACGACCATGGCAGCACTCGGATTCAAGAAGGCACCGTGAGAAAAACAGCATTCAAGGTAGCTAGACTACTTGGAATCAGCCAAGAGCAGGCCGAAGAAGAGGTTGTTAAAGCCACCGTTAAAGCCGCGCCAAACTCTTTTAGTGGCAATCTACGCATGTCAAACATGGCAGCTGCGATGGATGCACTTCATGAGAATGGCTACACAGATCATCCAGTCTTTGATCTAACGAGCGGAAATATTGCTGATTTGCTCTGAAATTCCATTTGACCACTTTCAATCAAACCCTTATAACCAAGAAATCTTATGCTCTTAGCTATTCCTGTTAGTGCCAGTGACGCAAAAAACCTGCCTCATACGGCGGAAATCTTCAAAAAGTTCGGTCCTTATGCTGGTTTCCAGTGTGCAATCTTTGCCCGCCTAGAAATTGAAAATGAAGCTCGCGTGTTTGCTGAGCAGATTAAGCCTTTATTTTCCAATCTGGATATTCACATTATCGACTTCCACTCCAATGGAGCCACGGAAGCCGCCGCTAAGCATTTCCGCGCTGTTGCTCAAACGGTAAGTGATAAATACACGGCTGGACCTTGGTATTTCTATGAGTTGGATAATACGCCAATTCAAATTGGCTGGCTGAGTAAGCTCCAACGCGAGCATCACGAATCTGGTAAAGCTCACATGGGGGCAATCGTTCCAACCCGTGGATTTTCCATCATGCAAGACGGATCACTCAAGCCTTCATTTGGCGATCCTCACATGGTTGGCACTGGAATCTACCATCACGCGATGGGCGCTCTTTCGCCAAACATCGGTCAACTTGACCGTTCTATGCCTTGGGCTGGCCCACTTGAGCCTTTTGACATCCGACTTCGCTATGAGGTTGTTCCACACGCTCACAATACGATTCTTATCCAGCACAATTGGAATACAGGCAACTACCGCGTAGAAAATGGACAAATTGTCTGCGATGACCTTTCTGGCGATGTGAACTTGAGCCATGCCAAGCCTTATGACGGCCACGCGGTAGTCGTCCACGGCTGTAAAGATGGTAGCCTAGCCAAGCTGGTTCTGGCCGACAAGATCACTACTAAGGCTTCCGACGCTAATAAGGTTGAACCAAAAACGGTGGTTGAGGAACCGAAAAGCCTTACAGGACAAGAAGGCCAGCTTCCATCTGTTGGGTTCCTAGCTTTCCGCGTCAAGGGAGTTGTGGAAGCCAGCAAGGATCGCCTAACTGCCAAGAAGATCGCTGAACAGCTTGGACTCAAGACCGAAGAGATCATTGCTGCCTGTTCCGAAACTGGCAGTGGATTGAAGGTTGCGGGACCGCCTAAATGGGTTAGCCTCGCGTAATTATGTCAGACGCCACAAATACTCTTGAATCCTATAATCCACCTGTCGTAGATGACCGTGGTAAATTCCTTGACGAACGAATCAAGGATGTTGGCGCTGCTCGAAGCCTTTGGTTCCGCTTGCAACAGGCTGATTTGAAGTCGAATCAGCAAATGGCTAAGGTGCAAGCAATGGTAGATGGCGCTCCTCCATTGGATCAAACTCAGCTTGCCAAGCAGGGTCTGGCATACATGTCCAACTTCAATCCAGGTGACGCTAAAGCTGTTCTGGATACATCTCTTGCGGCATTCTACGACCTCATTTCTGGCACCGAGAGCTTGATTGACCTTCGCACCAAGTTTGGTTCTGAACAGGAACGGCAGGAATGGTCGCAGAAGATGAGCTTGAATATGAGCCGCGTCATTCGTCGCTGGTCCCAGTTTAACTTCAAGTACAGCTATATCCCGCACTACATGGTGCTTCACGGTGTTGGCATTGCTTACTTCCAAGACCCGCTGAATTGGGAGTGGGACGTGACGAATCTTGCCTACTTCAAGATTCCTCGTCAGACACGCGCTAACGAGGCGGAAATCCAATACGCCTGTCTCAAGAAGTTGGAGAATCCTGCCGACTTGATGAAGTACATCAACATGGGCGAGATTGCGGATGAGCAAGGATGGGATCGCGATCAACTAAAGAAGGCGATCATGAACGCCTCTGAGCAGATTCCAGATATGCTCAACTGGATGGAGTGGGAAGCTCGCTGGAAGGACAACGACATCACCTATGGCGAGACGAGTCCTTCTATCTCAGTGATCTACATGTGGGTGCAGGAGCTTGATGGCAGCTACTCCATGTATGCGTTTGCTGAGAATGGCTATCCGATTACCGATGGAGTGCCTGAAAACTTCCTCTTCAAGCGTCGGCATCTTTACCGTAACGCTAGCGAGGCATTCACTTTCTTTACTCGCGGCATCGGCACCAATGGTAACTATCATGGCATTCGCGGACTTGGCTCCGACATGTTCAATGCCTTCCAGCAGTTGATGCGTTTGGAAAACAAGAAAGTGGACGTTGCTCAAACCGCTGGTCCACACTGGCAAGTTGAAAGCGAAGAAGCTGTCGAGAACTTCCGCATTGTTCCGTATGGCGCTGGCTATCTTGTGACGCCTGGGGCAAGTTTTGTTCAAGTTCAGCAGCCAAACATCATCCAGAATATTGAGCCTGCCGTTCAAAGTCTGCGCCAGACGTTCTACAACAACATCGCGCAGTACACGAGCAGTAAGACGCTCGATACTGGCAGAGAGCTTTCCAAGTTTGAGGCAATGTCTCGCATGGAAATGGCTTCCCAGCTTTCTGTGACTTCAATCAACCTGTTCATGCAGCCGTTTGACCGTCTGATGAATGAAGTTGGCCGTCGATTCTTCCGCCCTGGTTACCAACGCGGAGAACCTGGAGGCGAAGAAGTATGGCAGTTCCGCCAAATGTGCCTTGAAGATGGCATTCCAGAAGAAGCACTGAAGAATATGGACTTGCGCTACACGCGAGCCAGTCGTTCCATTGGTTTCGGTAGTCCTTCTGCACGTCGCTTGGCATACGAGAATCTGATGCCTATGTATCCGTATTATGACGAATACGGCAAGCAGACTCTCATCCGCAACTTCACTGGCGCTATCGCTGGTTGGCAGATGGCTGATGAGCTTACAACACCTGCTGGAGCTAATCAGCGTCCGCCGATTGATGCAGCTATTGCGGATGCTCAGAATGCAATTCTTGCTCAAGGAGCTACTCAAGCGATCCTGCCAAATGAGAATAAGAGCGTGCATTTGCAGACTCACATTGCCAAGCTGACTGAGTTTTATCAGCAGTTTGACCAAGCTGGTCAGAATCCTGAGATGTACGCTCAGATCGTTCCTGCTATGTCGAATATCTTTGATCATGCCGCTCAGACTCTTGAGCAGTTTACTGGTCCAGAAGCGCCTCAATTCCGTCAGCAACTCCAACAGTTTAATGAGATCATTGTCAACGGCTCGCGACACCTACAGAAACAGCAGGCGATGGAGGCGGAGGCATCTGGTCAACCTCAAGAAAATCAAGGACCGTCTGAGATTGAAATGAAGATGGCAGAGTGGCGTGCAAAAATGGATCAGCGTGCTGAAGAGTTCCGCATGAAGATGGAGCAACGCCAAGCCGATGCTGCTCAAGCTCGCGCTCTGAAGGATACTGCCGCTGCTGCCGCAATTGCCTTGAAGGGCGCTTCATACCAAGCGCAGCAGGCCTCGATTAGAAGTTCTCTATGATACCAGCAAATACACAAAAAACGCGACTCGAAAAATTCAGAGATGGAGATGGCCCTGGGCGTCTTGCTACGCTTCTTAAAGACCCTGTGATGGTTGAGGCGCTTGCCATTATCGAGGAGAAGACCGAGCCAAACGACTCGATTTTGACTGGCCTTGTACGCGATTACAAAGCCGAAGCGCCTATGGTTATCTCTATGATCCATGCCGGACAGGCTGGCATTCGTCGTACGTTGCGATTGTTGAAAGCGTTGGCATTTAAGCCTCAAGCCGACAACCAGCACATGGACGCTTTCACTCTTGAAGCGTATAGCCACATTGACGAAAAATATCTCGAACAGACTCATCAGTAAAATA